ATATCCTACGAGTTGGAATTGACGAAACAAGAAAACGAATTGAAAAATTTGTGAGTGAGGGTATACTTGAAGAAAGTAAATATGGAAAAGAATATTATGTCAGAACAAAAAGAAATGGTTAATCACCCATCACACTATGGTGGTGAAGATAATCCATATGAAGCAATCAAAGTCATTGACGCTTGGGATTTGGATAAAGATTTTTATTTGGGTAACGCAGTTAAATACTTATCACGAGCTGGTAAGAAAGACAACGTGGTTCAGGACCTGAAGAAGGCTATATGGTATATTGAAAAAAAGATAGAAAAATTACAGAATGATTGAGAATTATATTAATAAGGTAATCAATGGTGATACCATTGATGTGATGAGTGAAATGCCTGAAGGATGTGTTGACCTAGTTGTAACGTCACCACCATATAATGTGGGTATCCAATACGACACACATAACGATGAGATTGTTATGGATGAATATTGGGAGTGGTCTGAAAAATGGTTGACTGAAGTATACCGTCTACTTAAAGACGATGGAAGAATTGCTATTAACATACCATATGAGGTGAATGTACAAGCTCGTGGTGGTAGAGTATTTTTTGCTTCAGAGATATATCAGGTGATGAAAAAAGTTGGGTTTAAGTTCTACGGTATCGTTGACCTTGAAGAAGACTCACCACATAGAAGTAAGACAACTGCTTGGGGTTCTTGGATGAGTCCATCGGCTCCTTATATCTATAATCCTAAAGAATGTGTTATCTTGGCTTATAAAAAAGTTCACATCAAGAAAATTAAAGGTGAACCACAATGGAAAGGTGAACCTTATCTAACTGAAGAGGGAAAGAACAAAGTCGCTTATTCTGAACAAGATAAGAAAGAGTTCATGGAATTGGTGTTTGGACAATGGAAATACTTTGCTGATACTCGTTCATTAACCAAGGCGACGTTCTCCATGGATATTCCTGAAAAGGCAATCAAGATATTGTCATACAGAAATGATGTGGTATTAGACCCATTCAATGGTTCAGGTACCAGTTGTGTGGCGGCGGTTGTTCACGACAGACGATGGGTTGGTATTGAATTAAGTGAAAACTATTGTGAAATTGCTAAACAACGAATACAAAGTTTTGTTGACCAAAAGAGCCAACAGAAGTTACAATTTGAAAACGGAGTCCAATAAACTTCGTTTTTTTATTTATTTGTATATTTATAATTAAATGTTATTATGAAAAATTCAGAGATTATCAAATTTTTATTAGAAACACAAACTCAGTTTAGAATATTACATTGGCAAACAAAATCATTTTCAAGACATGGGGCTTATGGACGTATTTACGATTCACTTGATGATTTAATTGATAAGTTTGTTGAAGTTTGTATGGGTAAACACGGAAGACCAACTTTTACAGGTGGATATAGTTTAGGTGGTAGTGATATTGAAGAACTTGACTTAACGGAATATGTTAGTTCAGTATGTGAATACTTAGTGGGATTGTCTGAAGACTATGACCCAAAGATGGATTCAGATTTATTAAATATTAGAGACGAAATGTTAGCGGAAATTAACCAGTTGAAATACTTGTTAACTTTAAAATAGAGGTATATTACTTTTTTACTTTAAAAGGTTCATCATAATGATGAACTTTTTTTTTACTATTATATTTATTATTAATGAAAAAGATAATTTCCGAAGGTGGTATTAGAAACATAAGAGAACTTTCTGATAGATACAAAAAAGCAAAGATATACTTTCACCAAGATTTAGATGGTGTTGCGACAGCATTGGCAATGAAGAAGTATTTGGAAGACAATGGAATCAAAGTTGTTGATGTTGAAATTATCCAATACGGAGATAAAGAATTTGCAGTTAAGAAGGCGGATGCTGAAGGTGAAATTATGCCAGTGTTGGTAGATTTCGCTCACGGAAAACCTATGTTCGTTATTCATACCGACCACCACGATAGACAGGCTGGTGCTGACGAAACAAAGTCAACCCAGTTCAGAGGAGCTCGTTCTAATGTTGAAACTTTATCACAGATAGTTCCGGCATCTGAAATTTTTACACCAGAAGATGTTGCGACGATATCTATGGTTGATAGTGCTGATTACGCTTCCAAAAACATTACACCTGAAATGGTAATGAATTATGTGTATGGTACGTCAAAAGAAAAGAGTGCTAAAGAAAATAGAATGTTATTAGGTTTGGTTACTAACAAATTATTGTTGGCATTTAAGAACAAACCCGGATTTTTAGAGACATTAGTGTTAGATTGTAAACCTTCAATACTTTCAATCTTTAATAAGATTAAGGAACTAATGAAGACAAATAGATATGCTGACATATCTTCATTAGAAAAGAACAAAGAAGATTATGTTCAGACGATGAAAGGAAATCAAAATGTTCAGGTTAAAGATAATATCATCGTTCAGTATGGTGGTGGTAGTATGATGAGGCCTGGTTCATATGATAGATACACCCCATTTAGAAACAATCCTGAGGCTGATTTTTTAGTTATTGCTTGGCCACTTGGTTTATTACAGGCATCATGTAATCCATTTAAGAAAGAGAGAGAACTTAAAGGTGTTAACTTGGGTGAGATTGCTCAAGAGGTATTATCACATTGGGAAGGACAACTTAAAGAAAAACAAATACCACTTTCAACAATTAAATGGGTATCTGAAACTGCCGCAAAAGAAGAGTCAGTTGGATTTACCTTTAAGGATTTCGCGGCAATATACGGAGACAAATACTTGGATAAGAAAGATGGTGTTGAGACACTTATGGATATTAAATCTTTAATGGAAAAGAAATCAACTGAATTGACTGAAGAAGAATGGAGTGTGTTAGATGGTGTTTCAGTTCCTGTATGGGAAGTTATTCAAGCCAATTCAGGTGGACATAAGTGTATTACAAATGTATCTGGTTTAAATTATATTGGAAGAAGTAAAAGACCACCACAAGGGAAGTACAAGTACGAGTCTGAAAAAGATGATTCACCTTACATCAAGTTTTTAAAGATGTTACAGAATAGATTTGTGAATGTTTTACAACAGAAGATTGAAGAAAGTAAGTAATTTATTTAAAGAACTCACAAACTTGTCCTTCTCTGATACCTAAATCTTCACAGGTACCACCCTCAAGTTCTAATACATACATTCCTTTACCTCTAAAACTTTCACAAGGTTGAACCTCACATGGTTCACAGTTGTGATGTATCTTATTGATTTTAAAGTTCTTATCAATAAAGATAATATCTAAAGGGATGATACAATTCATCATCCAAAAACTATGTGAACCATCACCCATGATGAACAACATACCGTCAAAATTGTCAAAAGTCTTGTTCATCATACCTTCACTGGTTTCAGAACTTTCAATTAATACTTTGACATTGAAACTATTTTTATTTATTTTTAACAACATACTTATTAATAAATATTTCTATGAAACAAAGTGCAGGAATTATTGTGAAAGTAAATGATAAATGTTTGGTTTGTAAGAGGGCTTCAGACATTAATGAACCATCAAAGTGGGCAATACCTATGGGTGGGATAGAAGAAGGTGAAGACCCCAAGGATGCGGCATATAGAGAGTTCTATGAAGAGATGGGTGTTTCAGTTGATGGTGTTATTAAACCTTTGTCTAGGATTAATCGTTATAATAAGTTAGGACAGATAAAAACAATTTTACATGTTTTTATTTTTAAAACCGATACTGAAATCATTCCTGATTTAGATGGTGCTGTAGATGGTTTTGAACACACAGAATGTGAGTATATGACTTTAGACCAAATTAAAGGGCTTAAGATGTCATCAGGTATTAAGGAAGTTTTAACTGATGTGTTAAACTTTTGATTTTTTTGATATATTTATTTGACACTACGGAATATTCGCTGTAAGTTTGTAAAAGATTTAACACTCATAGGGAATGAAAGATACTCGGTAGTTAAATCAAAAAAAAAGTTCACAAACTACTTGACAGAAAGAAAAAAAAGTCGTAAGTTTGTAAAAGATTTGAGATGAAGAGGTTGTAAAGATTCCTACTTCGGTAGGTTGTAAAGATTCCTCCTTCTTCTCTTTTTGAAAAAGCGTTCTTTGAAACAAAAAGATTATTTCTCT